AAAACATCCAAGACCTCTCAAAGATATTTACGGACTTTACGCAGTCGTTTACCATCCCAGCAAGTGCGTGGAACAACGAGGTGTTGCACCACTACTACCGCACCGATGTAGATAGTAGCCAAATCACGAAACGCACGATTGTAGACAACTCATCTGCCGTAATGGGGTTGTTGGGATATGTCCCCGATACCATCACCGAAACGAGTGCTGCTAATTCTTTTGATTTTCGTCTACGCCCAAGCGCACGGATAGAGATAAACTCACTACCCTTTAGAACGGGAGTGATTGAGATGGAGAATGTCCTAATGAAAGGGACTGAACCCTATTCCTATTCTTTGTCTTTCTATGGGGACTTGGTAAACCTCACGGACTTATTTGGTGAGGATTATCTCTATGACTTGGACTTGAGTGCCTATGACCATACCTACGATGGGGCAACTATCCTTCAAGGGTTTAATTCAAATGCTTTGTTTAGCGGGGATGTCTTCTATCCACTAATGTCCCCAGTAAGGAATTGGGTGTACAATGTAAGCAACTCATCTGACCCCCGCCACGAGGACGATATTCAGTTTGTCACGGGACACTCTGGACACCATCACGGGGTGCATTACTACGAACTGAAACCAGCAATCAAAGTCCTAAAAATCCTTGAAGCCATAGAAGCTAAATATGGAGTGGACTTCGTTGGTGACTTTATGACCGATGCCCAATTTGAGAAACTATATATGTGGGCGCATCGCTATGAGGGCTATATGTACGAAAATCAACCAAACGGAGCAGTTGGTCAACTCGTAAACTTCAATGCCCAAACGATATCGGGATTTGACCTTGCTAATGATTGGTGGCTTGTACCAAGTGGTGCAAACCTTCAGAACATAGAGTTCAATTACAACATAGATAGCGTAGTCTATACGCAAGAATACTATGTGGACTTATACAAGGACGATGTTCTTTATGCTACCAATGCTCATACGGGTAATGTCATTGGAGGTAAGTTTGTCCCCATCAAAGTACGAACTGGCGAAAGGTGGCAACTAAAGTTGCGCCCATCTACGCAATCGGCAATGGCCTATCGGTTCACGCAGTTCTTCGGGAGGAATGTGCTTACGCTGACCAAATACTATGAGGTTCGTCAAACGCTATTTGCCACTTATCAAGTGCGTGTGGATGTGTCCTCCTTGATGCCCGAAATAAAGGTCAAAGATTTCTTGTCTGGAATAATCAAGATGCACAATCTTGTTGTAACTCCAAACAGTCCTACGGAGTTCAATCTGCAAACACTTGACGGATGGTATGCCGATGGCACTGACCAAGACCTAACGCAATACATAGACATTGAAGAGGTAACAATCAACCGCCCACCCATCTACCGAGAGATTGATTTTAAATACCAAGAAACGGAGCAGATACTTGGCTTTGAATACAAGCGAACAAATCCGTATGGCGTAGGCTATGGTGACTTGAATGCCAAATTCAATTTTGATGCCGACACCTACAAAGTAGAATTGCCTTTTGAATGTCCGTTGTTTGAACGCCTAACGGATATTGACAACGGAACGCTAACGAACATCCTTGTTTACAAATCTCAAACGCGAGAATTTGATACGGATTTTGAAAATCGTTTTCAGCCCTATGTTGGTGCGCCTATCTTAATTTATGGTGAGTTTTCATTAGACATAAATGCAAACCCCATTTCATTTGTAGATGAGTCAAATACAGAAACTCAAGTCAATGAGGTTTGGTATGCCAACACTTCAAGCACAAGTCTTGGCGTAGGTACTGCTTACTCTATCGCTTGGGGTGCGGACATAGACCCCTACTATTTAACATCTGTGACCAATTCGCTTTATGCAACTTATTGGGAGGATTACATCACCGACCTCTACGATTCAAAGCGCAGAATTGTCAAAGTACAAGCGCAGTTGCCATTGGGTAAGATTTTAAATTTTCAGCTCAATAACAAAATCATTTGGAACAATCAAAAGTGGGTTGTCAATACTGCCAGCGTTAACATGACCACTGGAAAAACCAGCCTTGAACTTTTAAATGTCGTGTAATGAAAAGCAATTTGTTCAGTTACATTATAGAGATGTTGCAGCGTACAGAGTATCGCGGCAGCTCCGAAGAAATACAAACCGCACTGGGCAAATATCATTTGCCTGATAATTTTAAGGATGCCCTTATAAAGATTAAGAGATTATGGCAATAGTAAAAGAGTTTGAGATTACTGCGGATACTTCCGAAGCTATTGATTCAGTAGACCAGCTTAGGGAGAGTATTGATAACACCACAGATTCATACGAGAGGCAAAGTGAGGCTGCAAAAAAGGCAAACAAGGCCGCCGCAGAAAATGCCCGCGAGCAACAAAAAGCTTTAGATAGTGCAGCGCGTGAGGGCTTGTCTTTGTTGGACAAACTTACTGGTGGTCTAGCTTCTTCTTTTAAAAAGGCATACACTGGTGTTCAGGGTCTTGTAAAAGGCATTGGAGGCATCAAGGGTGCTATTGCAGCCACTGGCATTGGTTTGTTAGTTGTAGGTATTGGCGAGCTTATTAAAAACTGGGATAGTGTAAAGGGAGCCATTATAGGTGCTACCGATGCAACCACAAAACAAGCTGAAGAGGCTGGCAAAATTGCAGATGCCCAGCTTGCAGCTCTTGAATCCATTAACGCGCAAGAAAATAGTTTAAAGCTACAAGGCAAGACGGAGCGTGAAATCCGCGACCTTAAAATTCAGCAGACTGATGAAGCTATTGCCGCTAGTGAGGTTCAGATTGAAGCCTTAAAGCAACGCAAAAAAGAAGAGCAAGCCTCATTTGAGCGCACGGCCCAGTTTACTAAGGCTATTGTTAGGGCAGTCACTCTACCTATTCAGCTTGGTCTTAATATGCTGGATATGCTCATTAACGCTCTGCCTGATTCGGTTAAGAGCTTTTTGGGTATTGAAGGCACAAGCACAAAGGCAGAGGATTTTACCAGCTATTTAACTGAGTTTATTATTGGCACTCCTGAGCAAGCTTCTGAGGCTACTGACAAAGCTCTAGATGCTGCCTCAAAGTCTTTAGAAAAGCTAAGAAACCAGCGAGCTGGGTATGTGCTTCAAAACCGCAAAGAGGAAGAGGAAGCTGCCAAGCGACTGCAAGAGGCTAGGGACAAGGAGGCAGAGGAACGCCTAAGAAAAAAGCAAGAAGAGCTAAAGCTATTGGCTCAAGCTGAAGAGAATTACAGAAAGCAGCAGCAAGCTATTGCAGACAAGTACGATGAGCTTGTCCTTTCAAAGCAAGTCAGCCAAGAGCAGCAAGAAATAAATGCCACCTACGATAAGTTTTTTGCTCTAGAAGAGGCGTATGCTGACAATGCGGAAGCTTTGCAAATGATTGAAGAGCAGCGCAACGCTGAACTGGCTGCCATCAATAAGAAGTACCGAGATGCCGAAGAGAAAGAAGAGCAAGAACGCTTAAACAAAAGACTAAAGAATCGCCAAGAGATTCAAAACTTGATTGTGGATAGTGCAAATGCGACCATCAAAAACCTGATGGACTTAAACAACATCTATGACAAGGACAATGAAGCTGCTGCAAAAGCAGCCTTTGAACGCAACAAAGCCCTTCAGATTGTACAAGCCATCATTAACACGGCTTCGGGCATTATGGGTCAGCTGAGTGTACCACAAGACCAGCTGACGGGTGCAAACTTTGTCAAGGCTGCGGTAATTGCTGCAACGGGAGCCACCCAAATTGCTACAATTAAATCCCAACAATTTAATGGTGGTAAAAGCACGAGTGGAGGAACTACACCCACCGCCCCAGCAGTGCCTCAAGTAGCTCCGCAGTTTAACATTGTGGGAGCTAGCGGAACAAACCAACTGCTTCAAGGTATAGCTGGACAATTCAACCAGCCCCTAAGAGCTTATGTCGTAGGTGGAGATGTTACCAGCGCACAAGAAGTGGAACGAAAAAGAATCAAAACCGCAACCTTTGGTTAATTAGTTATGAAAATTATTGAATTAGTTTTAGATGAAACCGCAATGCTTAACGGCATTGATGCTATCAGTATTGTGGAAAGCCCAGCTATTGAGGAAAATTTTATCGCCCTCAAAAATCAGCAAAAACTAGAGTTTGCTACACAGAACGAGGATAAGCGTTTGCTTATTGGGCCAGCTCTTATACCAAACAAAACAATTTACCGCCACCAAGATGGGGAAGAGTTTTATGTGTATTTCTCTAAGGGGACTATCCGTAGAGCTTCAGAATTGTTTTTAATGCGTGGCAACCAAAACAATAGCACCCTTGAGCATGAGGCCGAGATTCACGGGCTTAGTGTGGTAGAGAGCTGGATTATTGAAGATGCAGACAAAGACAAGTCACGCCTCTATGGATTGAATATGCCCGTAGGTACTTGGATGGTTAGCGTGAAAGTCAATAACGAGGATGTGTGGAACAACTTTGTGAAAACTGGCGCAGTAAAAGGCTTTAGCATTGAGGGCTATTTTGCCGATAAGGTGAAGATGGCTAAAATGAATTTGGCAAATGAGGACTTGCTGGATGAGGTGGAAAATATGACTCACCAAGAGGCAATGGAATTTTTGTACGAGGTAGCCAAAATCCTAAAAGACTATGAATAACCAAAAGACACCAAGCCGTACCAGCCCTAAGGGTAAGGGTCGCGGTTGCTATTGTAAGGACTCAAACACTTATTCTAGAAAGTGCTGCGATGGTAGTTTGTGGGCGCAAGGTGTTGGAGTCACGGTGAAACTTCCTGAATAAAAATGTAACAAAACAAAAGAAATCAATTATTTAGTTATGAAAGCAAATATCCTTTTGAAAAACATTTTAGCTGAGTTGGCTTCTAAGCGAGTCAAGTTGGCCCAAGCCACTTTGGATAACGGCACGGTCTTAGAGGCTGAGGCTTTTGAAGCTGGCAACGAAGTATTTATCGTAACGGAAGAGGAACGCATCCCTTTGCCCGTTGGCGAGTACACGATGGAAGACGGCTCTATGCTCTATGTAGCTGAAGAGGGTGTAATCTCTGAAATTAAGTCTGCTGGTGCAGAAGCTGAGGAAGAGGTAGCTGAAGTAGCTATTGAAGCTGAGGAAGAGGAAATTGCCGTTGAAGTACCCGAAGAGGTTGCTGCTCCTATGGAGGAAGTAGTTGCTGCCGTTGTAGAGGCCGTTGCTCCAGTCATTGAAGCTATCCAAGCTGAGATAGAAGAGATGAAAAAGGAAATGGGCAAGTACAAGGAAAAGATGAGCAAGCAAGCTGCTGCTCGCCCTATTAAGCACAACCCATCCAAGAAAGAAGCTGCTCCCGTTAGCTTGGCTACAAATCGCGCGCAGACTACTCTTGACCGCGTAATGCAGAAAATGAATAGCTTTAAGTAAGATGACAAACACTAAAAAAGTCGTATTCGCTAAGCTTTTCAGTAATCCAGCCAATACCAAGCTTTCTAAGACTCGCAAGCTCAAATTGTCCGTAGTGGATGAGATTGAGTCAAATGTAAACTGGCTTGAGAATGCTCACTCTGAAGCTTCTTACTATGCTAATGAGCGTTGGGATGAGATTCTAGACCGCATCCAAGAGTATCGTGATGAAATCGGGCAAGAGGTAGACAATGTAGCTATCAATGGCGAGGGTCGCTCTTTAGATGAGGCTGGCTCTACGATGCTTGAATTGTTGGAAAAGCTTGAAACTGGAGCTGAAGATTTGGGAGTTGACCCTTCTGAATTGTTGGACAATTACATGGAGATTAAAGAGATGGCTGAGGAAGCTGAATTTGTTTACGAAGTTTTTGTAGAGAAATACAAAGAGGTTGTAGAATTTAGCGGTTTTCTTGGCACTTTCTTGTCTAAGCAAAAGGCTAAGCTCAACAAGAAAAAGTGAACAAGCAAACTCAGCGCATCTACAATATGATGTTCAATTCGGAGAATAACCGAGCTGGGCGTAAAATTGCTTTGTCCCTTAGTGGTGACTTAGAAGATGTGCGTGAGCGACTGGATGGCCTGACTAGTGAGGCTTTAAATGTAGAGGCTGACCTTGAAGATACCTTGAGTATCATTGAGCAAGCTGCTAATGTACTAGAAACCGAAGTGCAGAATGCACAAAGTATGCTGGATAGGATTGAGGAAACGGTGGACGAAGGCCTTAGTGTGCAAGCAGAGTATCAAAATGCTGCCGAAGAGCTGGGAATTGATTACCAAGCCAACCCAAACTGGGAGGCTATTAGTAACGCTGCCCGTCAAGGAGAGAATATCCTAGCAAAATTGAATGATTTGCTCAGTAGAGCTGAAAAATTTGTTTAACGAATAATAGAAAACCAAAATGGCTACGACCACTTCTATTACTACTACTTACGCTGGCGAGTTCGCGGGTAAGTATATTGCTGCTGCTCTTTTGAGTGGCACGACCCTTGACAAGGGCTTGATTGAAATTAAGCCTAATGTCAAATACAAAGAGGTAATCAAGAAAATTGCTACTAACGACATCGTTAAGAATGCCGCTTGTGATTTTGACCCCACCTCTACTTTGACCCTTACGGAGCGCATCTTGCAACCCGAAGAGTTCCAAGTCAATTTGCAGCTTTGCAAAAAAGACTTCCGTTCTGACTGGGAAGCCGTACAAATGGGCTACTCTGTTTATGACAACTTGCCTCCTTCATTCACTGACTTCTTGTTGGCTCATGTAGCTGAAAAAGTAGCTCAGCGTATTGAAACGAACATTTGGGCTGGTGCTAACGCAACTGCTGGTCAGTTTGATGGCTTCACCACTTTGTTTGCTGCTGATGGTGATGTTGTTGATGTTGTTGGTACTTCTGTTACTGCTGCGAATGTCATCACCGAAATGGGTAAGGTAGTTGATGCTATCCCTTCTGCCCTTTACGGTAAAGAAGACCTTACGATTTATTGCAGCCAAAAAATTGCGAAGGCTTATGTCCGCGCTTTGGGTGGATTTGGTGCTTCTGGCTTGGGTGCTGCTGGTGTTGACCAAAAAGGCACTATGTGGTACGGTGACCAACCTTTGTACTTTGACGGAATCCGTGTAGCTATGGTTAACGGTATGCCTTCTGACGATATGGTTGCTGCTCAGTCTTCTAACTTGTATTTCGGTACTGGCCTTTTGTCTGACTCTAACGAAGTTAAGGTTCTTGACATGGGTGACTTGGATGGCTCACAAAATGTGCGTGTTATCATGCGCTTTACGGCTGGTATTCAGTACGGCTTCGGTTCGGAGGTTGTATACTATACCTAATCGTTATTGTTGATTAACCACGAGGGGGTGTGGGATATTCCCCACCCCCTTTTTTAATTCTTAGATAAAATGGCGTGTGATTTAACTGCTGGCCGCAAAGTTCCTTGTAAGGATGTTGTAGGCGGTATCAAAAAAGTTTGGTTTGTAGACTATGGTGACTTGGGAGCAGTTACCGTTAATACCAGTGCTAGTGGCGGTGATGATGAAATTACTGCAATCGCTGGTAGCGGTAATGCTTACCAATATGATGTAAAGGGTGCAAACTCTTTAGAGCAAGCTTTCAATGTTAGCCGTGAGAACGGAACTACCTTCTTTGAGCAAACTTTGAGCTTGACTTTGACCAAGTTGAGCAAGGAGGATAACAAAGAGCTGAAGCTTATTGCTTATGGACGGCCTCATGTCTTTGTTCAGGATTACAACGGAAATACTTTCGCTTGTGGTTTAGAGCATGGCATGGAAGTTACTGGAGGTACTATTGTAACTGGCTCTGCTATGGGTGACCTTTCAGGTTATACCCTTACTTTGACTGGTAATGAAGTTTTGCCAGCTAACTTTATGGCTTTGACGGGGGCAACTTTGGATGACCCATTCGGTAGCTCTGCTATTGCTATTGTTGAGGGTACTAACTCCTAAGCGAAGTAACATATCTGCTGAAAGAGCCTCCCTAACGGGGGGCTTTTTCTTTGGAAAAAATAACAAAAGCACAAAGCTGAGTTATTTAGTCAGAATTTAGGATATGCACATACTTAAACCAATAGCTACGGAGCAGAGCATTACGATAGTGCCTCGCTCTTATGTGTATTCTAGTGAAGACCTAAACCTCTACTTTGAACGAGTAGCTTTGGATGGGGGAATACTAGAGTCAGGTTCTTGCGTTCAGGCAGCTCTAAATGTGTTAGATGGTCTGACTATCTACCTAACCAATGAAGACACCAATACAACGGCTACAATTAGCCCTACGGTGACTGAGAGTGCTGGATATATGAGCCTAGCCTATACCTATGATGTAGATGAGGCTACTTTTTATGTTATTAAAGTGGTTTTAGGTAGTCAGGTAATTTATCGGGGTCGTGTATATTGCACTTCACAAACCGACCTAAAGCAGTACACGGTGAATGAGAATGAATATGTAACTGAGAATAGTTACGACAATGAATTTATAGTATTATGAGCAATATCAGAGTAGTAAACCTAAGCTCTTATACTGCCCCAGCCGTTAAGGAGGTTCAGGGCAAAGAATGGGTAGAATATGGGGAGGACAATAGCTATTTCCAGTACCTCATTGACCGATATAACGGGTCAGCTACCAATAATGCCGTTATCAATGGCATCGTAGAGCTTTTGTATGGTCGTGGCTTGGATGCTACGGACTCAAATAAAAAGCCTGACGAGTATGCTCAGATGAAAGCCCTTTTCTCAAAGAATTGCCTACGCAGAATTTTGAGCGACTATAAAATGATGGGTCAGTGTGCTATTCAGGTTATCTATTCTCAAGACCGCACCACTATTGTTCAGGTAGACCATTTGCCTATTGAAACCCTACGAGCTGAGAAAT